TTACTTATCAACTGTTACCCGATCATATTGATCTAGAAAAGATAATGATCGATATAAATATTAACAATGAAAATTGGAGTAATAATGATTTTTGCAATCGTTGGGCGAAAAAGGAACAAAAAGAAAATCCAGAATCCTATATGAATATGCCCTACAATATTTTTCAAACATGCAGAAAATATAAACTTCATCATAAGACATTAATTATTTTAATTTATGGATCATATAAAGATGTTTATAGTAATCTATTTAGAGCTGGAGACTTAAAAATTGAAAATAAAGAACAGTTTAGGAAAGACGCGGAATATCTTAGCTTGTTAATGGTAACCCATAGACCTCGCACTGTTTGTGAGCAAAGAAGTTTCCAAGTGGCTATGTGCGGAGATTTTCTTAATAATGAAAATTTCGATAGAGAAAAGTTTTTAGCGAAGGTGAAAAAATATCCATATAAATTGGAAAAACGTTCATCAGAAAAAGAATATTATGATCACATTCGTGATCTCTATAACTGGAATATCAGAAAGGGTAAATTAACCTAGAAAGGATTAATATGAAAGATAACTTACCAGATAACACAGTAGATTTGTTTTACGTAGCAAATAAACTAGTAGAAATATTAGAAGTAAATGATAAAGAATTACGTAAAGAAGTAGAGGAGTTTCGATCAGAAATTTTTCATAACATCGGCGCTAATGCTGTACACGAACAAAATAACTAGGAGAAAGATGGAAACAGAAAATTTAAAAGGGTCCTTATCTTCCATAAGCGAAAGTGAGCTGTCGCAAGAACTCAACATATCTTTATCAAAGTTAAGGAAAGATCGTGAAAAAGGAATAGGGTACACATATTTTCGCGAAGGAAGGGCAATTAGATATAGAATTATCGACGTGCTTAATGAAATAAAAGCAAAAACAATAAAAGCAAAAAATAGATAGGAGAAAGAATGAGTAAATTTAAAGATTGGGTTATGGAAATCTACGAAGAACTAGAGGACCATGATTAAACATCCAATGGTCCTTGTCACGTGGTACGATGCCAAAGACGGGCAAACCGGGTGGCATTCTGTTACCGACGTGCAAAAAGAACCACTCGCTGTATGTCATTCAATGGGATGGCTCGTGTTCCACGATAAAACAAGAACGGTCATTATGGCAGACTACTCAAAATACGACGCGGAACAGGACGGCGGTCGTCATATCGCGATACCAACAGGATGGGTAAAATCCATTACATATTTAACAAAGGACTATAAGGAAATAAATGATTGAAATAGACATAACAAAAGACATGATCGAGCAGTGCAAGGCGAAAGCGCAGGACATTGGACGATTAAAAAATTCCATAACAAAAGGACAGGGCAACTTGGCAGGCATTGTGGGAGAGTATGTTACTCATCAGCATTTAAAGGATTCAGAATGGCAGAACACGTATGACTACGACTTGATAGAAAATAATAAAAATATTGACGTGAAAACAAAACGCTGTTCTTCCAAACCGCTAGATAATTATGACTGCTCGGTGGCGGAGACAAGCCTTCATCAAGGGTGTGATGAATATATATTTGTGCGCATACTCAATGATCTGAGTAAGGCGTGGATACTAGGGCGCATGGGCCGTGACGCTTTTTTCAAGAAGGCAAAACACATGAAAAAAGGGCAAGTGGACAAAAGTAACAACTTTAAAGTTCATGTAAATTGCTATAACTTACAGATAAAGGAGCTAGACAAGATATGAACATGGACAGACTACTACAATCGGTTAAGAAACACGAAGGCTACAGAAACAAGGTCTACCTCGATACCCTAGGCAAGAGAACCGTGGGCGTCGGGCACTTATGTGTGGAGGACTTCTGGGAGGACGATAAGGAGTATTCCGAAGAAATGCTCATGAACATCCTAAAAGACGATTTAAAAAACGCCATAGAAGGCGCTGAGAGGCTTTTAAAGGACTGCCGCATACTAGATAGCCTTGCAAAAGAAATCATCATAGAGATGGTATTTCAGCTAGGAGAAACAGGTGTATCGAAATTTAAGAACATGATCAAGGCTTTAGAAGAAGGACCGGACTATCAAACGGCGGCGGTAGAAATGCTCGACAGTAAATGGGCAAAACAAACACCGAATAGAGCAGCAGCTATGAGTGCGGAGATGGCTGCGCTTGGTTGAGGACTTCTATGATCGTATGAAAAAGGAGCAGGAGTTACTAAATATGAGCTACAAGGAATCCGTTCGGCAAAAGAGAGAACGCGATAAAAAGAAGAAAATAAAAAAGAAAAGAAGATGGGAGGACTTTATGCCGTTTTATTCACAGTGGTATTGGACACGGGATTGGTTGGGACGAAAATGTAAAGCTTGGTATCACGGTCCAAGAATTAATTGGATGTTCCTAGAGAGATGGGAAAAGAAAAGGAAAAAGAAGAAATGAAAATACTTATACTCACAGGATTGGTTGTTATTATTATTCTATTGGCCCTCATTGCCATAATGATTTATGCCATAGGAGAACATTTATCCCATAAATAAAACATCTTGATCCCAACGGCCCTTTAGGTATATAACGGAAAGTTCACCCCAAAAATAAACCAAAAGGAGAAAAAGATGACGGTAGAAGAAATGCAAAGTATCATTGTGTACTTGACAGATAAAGTAGAAAAATTAGAAAAAACCCAGTGCAGATGTAACGATGATAAGACAGCAGTTTCACCGCCAGAGAAATATGTAACAAATTATGATGAAGATGAGGAGTGTCTGACGTGTTCAGCTTAGCCTTACTTAACGCTTCCGCCGTATACGAAGGCCTAAACGACGACGGCGGCGGTTCTTACGCTTCTTCGAACCGACCTTTCTACGTCCCTTATGTCCTTTTCTCTTTAAATCGGCTTTGCTCATTTCTTTCTTGACGTGTTCAGCTTAGCTCTTTTTCCTTCTTTTTGCGCTTATACGAAACACCGAAAAATTCCTTTAGGTCCTTTTCTGTTTTCTCGTATTTTTCGTTTCTAGGTTCAAATTCCTTTATTAATTTTTGAAGAACAACATATAGCACGGTCCGTGATCCGTCTAAATCTGTGCCTGCTAAAACCTGTCCTTCACTTGTTCTGTATTTCAGCGTAATGTCATCCGAACATTCTTGAATGCGCCGTGAAACATGATTTGCCATCTCTAACATAGCATCTTTAAACTCTCTTTTTTGCATTAGTACTCCTATCTTGATCCCACTGTTGTATACTACCGCGCCAAAAATCTTTTTCCTTGCGCTCTAGCTGTTCCCACCTAGCCTTTTTAAATCCTTCTCTGTCAAACCTGTAGCGAATATTTTTTGCTCGTTTGTCATACTTTGTTTCCTCAGACATTGACACCTTTAAGTGGATTTTCCATAGAAAAATGCACATTAAAGGCCATAGAGCGTCTTTCTCCTTCACTTCTGAAAGGATAGACTTGATGTGTAAGCCAACTAGGAAATAAGTAAAAATCGCCCACTTCGGGTTTTACAAGAAAACTGTGACGGGCAAAATGATTGGGCACGGAGCCTAAAAATTCTAGACAGCCAGCCGTAGGATGATGATCTTCTTTTTTATATTCTTCCTCATAGTTGGGGGGAACTTTGAGAAAACATACACCCGATAAATTTGAATCGTGAATATGCATCGGGTTAAAATCACCTGCTACTTGGCTGACTGCCCACACACGAAATGAAACTTTCGTCCCTTCTGGGAGATAGTCGGGAAGAACATTTTTCGCGTATTCTTGTGATATGGTTGCAAGAAACTCTGGAAAAGTCTTAATAGCCATATGATCTATGCTAATTTCTTTCTTTACATTTCCTGCGAGATTGTGGCTCCAATCTCTTTCCTTACTTAATTTTTTGTCCTTTAAGACTTTATCTGCTTGCTTGTTGAGAGCGTCAACGTAGAGGTCGGGTAACTTGGTCTTGAGAATACTTGGCCCGAACGGTTGATAGATATCAAAACCAATTTCTTTTTGTTCTGTTTTAACCATCAAAATTTTCCGGGTTCTGCATTAGTTCTTTTTCATGCTCTTTCCATAATCGTCTTCCCTCAGACAATGTCATTTCCCATTCAACAACATTAAATTCTTTCGTTGAACCGTCCGTGTAATGAACACGAACTCGGTCAACTAGTTCCCCGGATTCGGGATGTTTTTGTTGGAATCGTGAGACTCCACTAACTATTTTTTTTGTCATCCTTTTTAGGAGGCGCTGAAAAATAGGTCGCCCTCATTTTCACAATTGTGTCACTCAATCCATTTTTTGCTAGAATAATATTTTTTAATTCTTCAATGTGATCTGCGTGATCATGATCTTTACTTGTAATGTAAGTCGGATTACTTGTTAATAATACTTCTTTAGCTTCAAGCTCTGATAATTCTCCTTGTATTTTATTTAAAACAGCAACATATAATGCCTGTTTAATCTGCGGGTCTGACATGGTTATCCTCTCCGTTGGTTAGTGTTGGTGTTTCTTCTTCTTTATCAATTAAGTAACGTAAAAGGGATGCCATAGACATATAATTTTTTTCTGCTATGGGCTTGGCCTTTTTATACGTATTTATATTGATCGCGACAGATTTATATTTTTTTATGTCGGTCATTTCTTTCTCCTATATATGGTATGTTTATTCATACGAGGCCATATATATGGGATTTTATAAAAATGTCAAGGATTTTTGTTCGCTAAAACTTCATCCATTCTAAATAATAATGGGTAATCTCT